GCCGAGGGTTATCAGTACACAACAACCTACCCTACTACGAGCGTGGACAGGCTGTTGCGTGCGTTTACTGTTGGCGGTGGGTTAGGGAAGGTTGTTAGGTGTTAGCGTAGACAAACCCGTTTTTATGTTGTAATCTTTAAATACGCTAGAGATAGCGTGTTGTTATCTTGAATGGTTGTGGCGCTTACTTCGGTAGGCGCTTTTTCAACTTAGATAATTACCAACTAATTAAGGAATTAAAGTATGTTTACTGTAAAAGTATTCACCAGTGTTATTGACGAGAACTTGAACGTCATAGAGAAATACAGCAGCGCCCATTCCTGCTCATCCTACCAAGCAGAGCAATCAAAAAGCGGCTACAAACTAGAACTTTTCAACTCCGACCTGTCTGAAATAGACCTGCCGTACCCAGACCTGTGCGAGTTTTTACGCGCGCATAAAGCTGGCGAGAAAGGATTCAGGAAACCGGTGCAGAGTGTCTATATCGAGAATCAGTCTGGTAAAACTATCGACTCATTCAATAACAGGGCTTTAGGTCAGTATGCAGATGCGATTGATAGACAGCATGGAGGTGAGCAATGAAACAACTATTGTCACCGGAAATGCAGCGCGAGCTAGTAAATGGCTTGCTTTTAGAGGCTGAAAAACTAAGAGCCTCAATCGAGGAAAGTATTGACGACGCCATGCCAATGAGCAATGGCATTCTTAACCACATCGAGTCTGGGGTAAGTGAGTCAATGCCTAGCACTATGGATATTTTAGAAGCTATTGAGAGAGGGGTGAAGAAATGATTATACCAAATACAACGGGCGCGATTGCGTTTGTTATGAGAGAAGACGAAGTGAAGCCGCATATAGTTACCGCGCCAGTGATAGCGTGGAAACTGGATGAAATAGACGGCGTAATTGATGCCGACCCAGTATTCGGATTCTTGGCTATGTGCGATGATGACAATGTTATTGCGCATTATCACAAGAGTAGCAATACGCTAGAATCTTTGGATTTGGTGACGTCTTTGGTGTTCCATGATGAAGATGATGGTTTTTTAGAGTCAAAGCATTACTTACAGAGTCACTACGAAATGGAAGTGATATAAGAGTCACTTTAGTAGTCCGCCTCTACACAGAGCCGTCCATAGCGACGGCTTTTTTGTGCGTACTGTTTAACTTTTTGTCAATACTGGTCAGACCAGTTATACTAATAGCATTGAACAGATACGGGGCGAGTTATGCCAACAAGCAAACAAGAGTTTATCGACGTATTCACAGAATTGCGGACAGAATTCCCCGATGCAGTGCGATCCTGTATCTTTAAGCGCCCATCGGTGGGCGGTACGTATGACCCACGAACCGAAGAAACAACAGGCGGTGAGCCTGCAATCAATGAAACACTGCACGGCATAGCCGACGAGTTCAGCCTAGGGCAATACGACGGCATGAAGATTCAAGTCGGCGACGGCGTGATTATGGCGCTGGATAACGAGTTCGAGCAGTTAACACCGAGAACCGACAACGTGACGGTTGACATTGACGGTGTCGAGCATCAAATTGTTGCGTCAAACACTGACCCTATGCGCGTTGTGTGGACTGTTCAGGTGCGGAGGCTGTAATGCTAAGAGAAAACATAATTAACCGCCTGTATGACGCTATGCTTGCCGAAACGTGGGCTGAGCCAATTAAGTGGCCTAACAGTAACTTCACAACGCCGAACGATGAGATTTTCCTCAAAGTATCGCCTATGTTCGCGTCTGATACCATGTATTCGCTTCGCCAGACTGATACAGTGCCGGTCATTTTTCAGGTGGATGTATTTGCGCCAAAAGGTGCGGGCAACATCGAATCGACTGGTATTGTCGATAAGCTGCAACGGCTATTCAGCAAGAAAACCAAGATGGAGTTTGACGATGGTTTTATGCGCGTTGTGTCGTTCAGTGCCAGACCGATGCAGGACGAAAATTATCATCGCACTATGATTGAGATTGACCTAACGGCGTATGTGGAGCGCGTGTAATGGCAAGCGTTGCAAGTCAGCTAAGGACAATAGCGCAAAAGACAGGGCGTGACGTTGAAACGGTCGTTAAGCGCACGAACATACAACTATTCAGTGCGATAGTGGCTAAGACGCCTGTTGATAAAGGCATATTGCGCGGCGGGTGGGTTGCACAAACAAACGTAGAGCCATATGAGGAAACCGAGCGACAAGACAAATCAGGCTCGATTGTTGTAAATGTGGCGCGCGAAGTAAACGGCGACATGAAAATCGGGGATGAGTTCTGGTTTGTTAACGCTGTTCCCTATGCGTCATACGTTGAGAACGGGACAGACAGACAGCAGGCGCAAGGAATGGTTAAGCTGTCCGTGCGCGATATTTTAGGGATTGTTAAGCGGGAAGCGGCAAGGATTGTTTGATTAACTGGTCAGACCAGTTATAATGATTACTGGATGAACAACTTTTAATCTTTTTGCAAGAAGAAGGAAGCACCAAATGGTACAAACTAGCACAGGACTGATTTTATCAGTCGTAGCGGACACCCCAGCAACGGCAGACCAAGCAGGCTACGAAGCGTTAACGTTTCAGGAAATTGGCGAAGTCGTCAGTGTTGGCGAATATGGCGCAAGCCAACAGGTCGTTAACCATGAGCCATTGAAAACCGGCATCACTGAGAAATACAAAGGCTTTACTAACTTTGGCTCAGTTACCGTTGAGCTTGGTCGCGATGCAGAGGATGCAGGCCAACAGGCGTTGGCGGCAGGCTCCACAGGCGCGGAGAAATTTACCGAGCATTCGTTTAAAGTGGAATACCCAAGTGGCGATATTGATTATTTCCAGGGTAAGATTTTCGGTTACACGAAGAACCCTGGCGGCGCAAACAGCATCGTTTCGGCTTCGAGTAACATCGAAATCAATACCGAAATTACTGAAGTTGCGCCTACGCCTACGCCGTAGTAGCGAGTCAATAATTAACAGCCCTGCCTAGTGCGGGGCTTTTTATTGTCCGAGCTTTGGCCTGACCACTTGCACCAACATAACCCGAACGGTTATACTGTAAACAATCAAGAACAAAGCGCTCAGGGCGAATGATGGAACAAATGGAAAAGCTGTGGCATGAAGTGGACGGACTCAAAGAAAGCAAGACGCGCCATGACGAGCGCATTAAACGCCTTGAGTCAGACCACAAAGAAACCATGAAGCACTTATCCGCCGTAGAAACCAGTATTGATGACTTTCGAACAGAAATACGTGACGGATTTAGAGTGATAGGTGAGCGCATCGACGATATTGAAGGAAAAAAGCGCGAGCATGAAGGCTATCAAAAAGGCCAGTTGGACGCGCTTAAAAAGTTTGGATTATGGCTTACCATTGCTGCATTGGCGGGTAGCTTTTTCGCTTGGTGGTTGACGAGGTAAAGCCGCCACCGCGATTGGTGGCTGCATTGTTTGGGTTTTGGAATTCTGGATATGCCTTTCTTTATGCGCACAATCCAGACAATTCTTCTTCGCTTGGCTTTTTGTAGGTGACCCGTTTTTCATGCTTAATAAGTCGCTTCTTTAGCGTCAATTTAGCTGGCTCATACTTGTCTTGCGACTCTACCTTTAGAATTTCACCAACCTTCCAAGTATCCATTGGCGTGTTTAGTATCTGGCGATAAAACTCTAAGGCGTCTTGGTATTTCTCAAATGTTTTTGAATTCATGTTGCGATGAGTGAAATCTACGCCGTAGTTTACTATGTAATTAATCTTCATTATACGCCCTCATTAGTTAAATTCACCCCCAACAATACCACGATTTATTTGCTCAACTGGTACGACCAGTGCTATTATCTTATCGCGGCTAGAGTCGCGCACTCGAAAAGCGGAACTCATCCAGCCGCCTGCCGCACCCTAATTTTAACGGATACATGAATGAGGAATGACTCATGGACTTAAAGAAACTCGATACAGTAAGCGCTTCAAACAAAGGCGCAGAAATGCAAGTATCTCACCCTGCAACTGGTTACGATATCGAAGGTATGACTATCAAGCTGCAAGGTACTGACTCTGAAACCTATCGCAAAGAAATCAAGCGGCGTGCAGAGCAATCGATGGGCAACGGTCGCAAGAAACAAAAGGTTGACCTTGACGATGCAGAGCGCAAAGGTGCAGAGCTATTGGCCAAGTTAACACTTGGCTGGAAAGGTTTTGAAGAAGGCAAAGAAAAACTGGAATGCACTTTTGAGAATTGCGTGCGTATCTATCTTGAATACCGGTGGCTACGCGACCAAGCAGAGCAGTTTATTTCTGACCGCGCAAATTTTTTGAAAGCGTAAGCTGTGACCTAAAGCTATACGCCGAGCACTTGGGCTGGCTTCACGCAACGCCGAAAAAGTCTGATAAGTCACGCATGGAAATGTATGACGAAGATGATTTTAGGCGCAGAATGCCAGAAGTTGAGGCCGCCTATTTGCTCAGACCGTTTTTTGACAGTGGCATGTGTTCATCGAATGGCATGGGCGTATCAGCGATTAGTTGGTCAGAGTTACGCAACTATTGCGAGCTAACGGGAACGGAACTATCACCGTGGGAAGCAGAGCAGGTCATGATGATGTCGCGGGCATACACCGCAAGCCTAAGACGCTCAGACGACCCGTTGATGCCGCCACCGTTTACGGCAGAAGAAACAGATGACGAAATCCAAGCACGTAGAGCCGCTGTTGTTGAGCAGATGATGGCACTCAAGCGTTCGAGGAAGAAGTGAGAAAACCCCAGCCATTGCGGTTGGGGTTTTGTGTTTTACTGGTCTGGCCAGTTGCGCTATACTATGAACATTACCCGCAAAGCGAGCTGCACCGATGGTTGATATTGTCAAAATAGGCTACCGAGCCGACACCTCAGATTTAAAACGCGCTGACCAAGACATGAACCGCTTGGCGCAGACTGGCGGACGTGTTGATAACAGTGCTCAGAAGCTGACTAGGACTATCGGCGCTTTAGGCGCGGCATACGCTGGGCTTTCAGTCATCACTGGCGCAGTACGCAATACAGCGGAGTTTAGCCAAGCCATAGCCGACTTATCAGCAATCACTGGTGCGGCAGGGCAGGATTTAGAGTTCTACCGCCGCAAAGCTGCCGAGATTGGGCGCACAACAACCTTGAGTGCATCACAAGCTGCGCAGGCTTACCAGCTAATCGCATCGGCCTCACCGCAGCTACTCAAAAACTCAGAAGCACTGGACGCTGTAACACGTAGCGCGGTAACGCTTGCAGAAGCCACAGGGCAGGACTTACCGACCGCAGCACGCTCACTTGGCTCAGCCATGAACCAGTTTAGCCTTGACGCAAGCCGAGCCGATGAAGTAATTAACATACTCGCCGCATCGTCACAGCTTGGTACAGCACAAGTTGCACAAGTCACCGAGGCGCTGAGAAACGCAGCTCCTGCCGCACAGTCGCTTGGAATCGACCTTGCCGAAACAGTATCGGGCATTCAGGCATTAGCCGCATCAGGTCGTGAGGGCGCAGACGCGGGTACGGCATTGCGTCAAGTCATGTTGAAGCTGGAGAAAACAGGCGACTCAACGTTGCAGCCGTCCGTTGTTGGCTTGAATGATGCAATGGCCGAGCTTGCCTCGCGCACCATGTCAAGCACCGAGCTTATGGAGCTATTCGGCGAGGAAGGCTACAGCGCAGCAACTGCATTGCTTGGTCAAATTGACGTATTGGGCGAGCTTAACCAGACGTTACGAGGCACTGAAACAGCTTACGAGCAGGCAAGAATCCGCACCAACACATTTAACGGCGACCTGAAAGCACTGCAATCGGCGTTTGAAGGCTTCCAGCTTGAGTTATTCACTGATGATGTGGACGGTTTGGGGCGCTCGTTCCTGCAAGCGGCAACTGGTGGGCTGAATACGCTTACTGAGAATATGGATACGTTGGCTGCGGTGGGCGGTGCACTAGCGACTATGTACGGCGGCAAGCTGGCTGCGTCAATCGCTATGGCTACCACCGCTAAAGTATCCGACGCAGCAGCTACATCACGACAATCAGCGGCGACAGTGGCAGCTACACAAGCCGAGATGAATTATTTGCGCGTTGTGCAATCATCGCTTGCGGCTCAACTGCGAAGCTCAACTGTATCAGCGCAACAAACAGCATTACGTGGACAGCTAGCGGCTAACACCACAGCATTGACCGCAGCGCAAACACGCCTGAACGCAGCGCAAGCGGCAGGCACGCTGACATCGCGTGCGTTAAGTGGTGCAATGGGGTTACTAGGCGGTCCAGCGGGGTTGATTGCGCTAACCACCTATGGCATTTATCGCATGGTTGAGTCTTACCGTGATAGCGTAGAAGTGCGGGAACAGCAGACGCAGAAAATCATGGAAGAGTACGCGGCTCAGAAGAAGCTTAACGCAGAGCTCGAAAAAGCAGGAAAGATTTTCGAGGATACCGCCGAAAGCACTGCTAAAGGCGCTCAGTTAATGGATAACTACCGCGACTCGGTAGACTCCACGTACCGCGAAATGGTGCAAGGCTTGAGTATGGACGACGTGCAATCAGAAATTGACAAGGTTTCTGGTTTGCTGGAAGTCGCTCAAAGCCGATTCGATGCACTACAAGGGCGCGTAGCAGAAGGCACGTTAAGATATTCGCAGGCAGAAGAAGCAGTCCGCAAATACGGCGCTCAGCTTGATATATTGCGCGAGATATTCCCTAACCTAAAAACCAGTGAAGAACAGCAAGACGAAGCTATTCAAAAAGTCACCCAGTCGCTACAAGACCAGATATTTGAACTTGAGAATGGTCGCCAAGCGTACGAAACAATGATTAACTTGCGTCGCGCTGGTATTGACGCACAAAGCGCAGAAGGGCAAGAAATAATCAAGCTGATTGAGCGCAAATATGAGCTGAACGCCGCCACCGAGTCAGAATCCGAGTCCTACTACGAGTTGTTGGGCGTATTCGACGAAGTGACCGCCGCCGAAAACCGCTACGCCGAACAGGTGCAACGGATAACAGAAGCGAACCTGTCAGAAGCCGAAACAGCGCGACTATTGGCGCTTGCATATGATGAATTACAAGAAGCCAAAGACAACGCAAGCGGCGGCACTGACAGCGGCCTGCAAGACCTCATCGACCAAGTGGATGAGTTTGGCGGGTCGTGGGATAGAGCCGGCAGCGCAATGGTGAGCGCCTTTGGCGATATTAACGACCACTTGAACGACTACGAAAAGCGTATGAGTGGTATTAATGAGCTCCAAGCTGAGCTGACCGAGAAGCGCGGCAATTATGCAGACGGTAGCGAGGAAGCGCTAAAAATCGACAAGGCTTTGGCAGACTTGCAAGAGGAGTCTTTCCAAGCTCAAATTAACAGCTATGGCACAATCGCTGGCGCTGCATCTAAGATGTTCAGCGAGCAGTCAGAAGCACGTCGTAAGCTGCACCAGTTGGAGGTTACATTCACCGCCATTGAAACGGCTATGGCGCTGCAAAAAGCAGTAGCTAACGCCGTCGCCGCCGTATCAAATCAAGGCTCAGGCGACCCATACACAGCATTTGCTCGTGTCGCGGCTATGTCGGCGCTTATGGCTGGCGTGCTGTCGCAGGCTGGCGTTGCGTTTGGCTCCACCAGTGGCGGGTATAGCGCAGCGGACAACCAGCAGGGGCAAGGCGCAGGCACTGTATTGGGTGCGGGCAGCGACCCAGAAGCACAGTCAGAGTCCATACTAAACGCCGTGGAAATCACCGCCGAAGCAAGCCTTGACCAGATTGTAGAGCTACAGGCGTTACGCGGCGCAATGACTCAGCTATCAGATGGTATCGCACAGCTTGCCGTGTCGCTGGTGCAGTCTACACGGTTTGGGGCGGAGTTCTCTAGCGGTAGTAGCAGCAACTTGTTCGGTGGCAACGGTGGGCTTTTTGCTGCGGGCGGCGCAGCTGGGATTGTTGGTGGCGGGGCTGCTTTGACAGGCGCTGGCTTGCTGGGCGGTACAGGAATACTTGCTGCTGGTGGTATCGCAGGTCTTGGTGTAATGTTGCTCGATGAGATATTGGGCGGCTTCATTACAGACTTGGTCGGCGGCCTTTACGAGAAAACGCAAGAAGTCGTTGACTTCGGCATTCAGTTTGACAGTCAGAGCCTTGCTGAGATTCTCGCAACAGGATTGGTTGACGCGGCGTACTTCAACGTCATCGAGGAAACGAAAGAGTACCTCTGGGGTGCTATTAGCAGTTCAGACACAAGCACCGAAACCGAGCCAGTTGAGCAAGCTATAGCGCAAGAGTTCGCGTCAATCTTCACATACATCGGCGAAAGCGCAACCGCCGCAATAGAATCGCTTGGGATTGAGATGGATGGCTCTTTAGAGTCGTTCGTCATCAGTTTAGGTGAAATCAGCTTCAAGGACATGAGCGGCGAGGAAATACAGGCCGAGCTTGAAGCGATATTCTCACAACAGGCTGATTTACTGGTTGAGCACTTAGTACCGGCGATGGGGCAGTTCCAGCAAATGGGCGAAGGCTTGTTTGAAACTCTGGTTCGTGTTGCCAACGAGCAAGCTCAATTTATCGGCACGATTGAGCGGTTGGGTTTTGCGCTTGGTGACTTATCAGCAATCATGCAAATCGAAGTCGGGCAAGCTGTCATCGACCTCATGGGTGGCATGGAAAACTTCACCGACGCAACCAGCAAATACTTTGAAGAGTTTTATAGCGAAGCTGAACAGCTTGCATCGCTTGAATCTCAGCTATCCGCCGCGTTTGGCAATTTAGGCATTGAGCTACCAACAACCGCAGAAGGTTTCCGCGCACTGGTTGATTCGCTTGACCTGACTACGGAGCACGGACAGGAGCTATTCGCAGCGCTGATGGAGCTTGTGCCATGGATGTCAGAATACCTCGACATGCTGGACGAGCAAGGGCAGTCAGTCGAAGCGCTTGCTGACTTATCACGTGACGCATTCGACGACTTGCGCGATGCGGTGGCAGAAGAGAAACGGCTCGCTAAAGAGCGATTAGACGGAGCGCGCGCAGCTTACGACGCCGAAGTTGACCGTGTTAACGGCCTGATACGCGCACTGGAAGAAGCTAAACGCGCCGCAGATGCCGCAGTAGCAGCCGCAGAGCGTGGTGTAAATGAAGCGTTTGACGCTGAAATACAAAGACAGCAGATGCTGTCAGATGAGCGTATTGCCGCAATACAAAGCGAAATTGACGCAACTATGGCGCTTCAAGATGCCGCGATAGCCGCAAAAAAATCAGCGGAGGAAAATTTAACTTCTGCCTTTGCCGCTGAGATAGAGAGTCAGCGTCAGGCGAGTGAGGTCGCTGTCGATTTAATCAATCGCGAGATTGAAGCGGTACGCGAAAGAATCGAGGTTCAGGTTGATTCACTTGAAAAAAGCAAGAGCGCCAACAGCGAGCTGATTAGCTCAACGCAAGACTATGTTGGCGAGCTTTCAAGATTGTCTGATAGCTTGCGAGCGATGGTCGGCTCAATCGCTGAGGAATCGACGCGATTAACGCTGTTGCGTCGTCGCCAAACTCAGTCTGCAATACAGTCGGCCATTGGCGCGGCTCAAGGCGGCGACTTCTCGCAAGCGATGAACCTTGACCTTTCTGCTCTTGGCGATACACAAGGCTTGTTCGGTAGTGCAGAAGAAAGGGCGTTTGATGTTGCAGTCACCCAGCAGTCTTTGTCCAAGTTGGCTGACCTCACCGACGAGCAGTTAAGCGAAGAAGAAAGAATGCTTAACGAACTTGAGCGTCAGAATGAGTCGCTTGATAAACTGATTGAGAAAGCGCAGTTAAATGCTGAGTCGCAGATTGAGAAGCTGAACGAGCAAATCGAAAGCGAGAAGGCTTATCTTGAGCGGACAATATCATCACTCAACGAGCAGCGCGATTCGATTTTGGGTGTAGATAACAGCGTTCTATCAGTAAAAGACGCGATACATGAATACAGAGCCGCTCAAGTCGCTCTTGAGGAAGCGGGGTATAGCGAAACGATTGAAACTCTACAGTCGCAGATTGAAGCGGAGGAATCTGCACTCAACGAAACCATTGCAGCGCTAAACGAGCAGCGCGACGCGGTGCTTGGTGTTGATAATAGCGTGCTGTCAATCGAAGAAGCAATACGCGAATACGAAGAAGCCAAAGCAAAGTTAGAAGAGCTTAAGTTTGAAGGCACAATGGCGCTTTATGAGCAAATGCTCGAAAATGCTGCCGAGGTCTACGAGCTACATCAGCAGGCTTATGAAGATGAGATTGCGCGTCTTGACGAGATATTAGAAGATGCCGAGTCGCAGCTCGAAGCACTTGGGCTGATTGATACGTCAGTAATGAGCGTTGAAGATGCAGTTAAAGCGCTGCATGTGACGATGGATGAGTATTCGCAAGCGGTTCAGGACGCTATCGATGACGCTGACCGCCAATCGCCTGAACCACCAGATGATGGTGGCGGTGACGGCGATGACAGCGGCGGCGGGGCTACTGACCCCGGTGGCGGTAGCGGTGGCGGTGGCGGTGGTCGTCCAAACCCGCCCGGCGGAGCGCCTGTGGTTATAAGAAGCGAGTCGTCAGGTAGCAGCAAAGAAATTGCAGAGCTGCGCAAAGAGCTTAAGAGTGCCAATGAATCAATCGCGAAATCTACCGCGCAAACTGCTAAGATATTGCAGAGAATGGAACTGGGCGGGCTCGATACGAGGATTATAGAATGATAGTCGTTAAACCTTTTGAGATAACCGATGAGGCTCTGGTATCGAACATACCAGAGCCTGACACGGGCGAAGCGGTTTGGGATGACCAGGCCACTTACAACACTGGCGATGAAGTCATTAAGACGGAAACGCACCGTGTTTACCGGTCTGCCACTGACGCGAACACAGACGACCCAGAAAAAGGTGTTTTAGCTGACCCGCCAACGTGGGTAGATATTGCCCCAACGAACAGATACGCCATGTTTGATGGGGTTATCAGCAGGCAGTCAGTATCACCCAATTCAATATCCGTTGAGATAACCGCAGGTGAGCTTATAAATGGTGTGGCGATGTTTAATATATCGTCTTTAAGCGCTAACGTCACAATGACAGACCCGATTGAAGGTGAAGTGTACAACACAGATATTGAGCTACGTGACAACAGTGAAGTTGATGACTATTACGCTTATTTCTTTTCACCCATACTGCAAAAAACAGAGTTCATTTTGCTAGACTTGCCTCCATACCCAAACGCAACGATTGGGGTTACGTTGACAAATACAGGCAGCGACGTTAAAGCAGGTGAAGTTGTGATTGGTAAGCAGACTGTTTTAGGTGTTGCCGAGTACGGAACAAGCCTTAGCCTGATGGACTTCTCAGTGCGTGAGCGCGACGAGTTCGGAAATTTTATTGTTAACCGTCGTCGCACGTCTAAGCTGGTTGATTTTGATGGGTACGTGGGCACGGGTAAAGTCGGTTACGTGTTCAAGCAGCTTGATAAATTAACCACTATCCCCTGCGTCTGGTCAGGTAATCCTGAGCAAGGGAGTGACATAACTCTCGTTTATGGCTACTATAAAGATATGACAATTAACATTTCTAACCCGTCCACTTCAAGTGTGACCATACAAATAGAGGGATTGATATGAGCTATCCACAAATAACCGAACTACCTCCAATTCCGAATAGGTCTACTGATACACCTACGGAATTCTCTGATAAAACCGACTCTTTCCTGAATGCTTTAAGTACTTTTAGGTCGGGGGTTAATTCTGCCGGGGAGTGGGTAGAAGAAACTGAGGGTTCTATTCAACAAAACGTTAATAAAGTATCCTCTGATAAGTTAGAAGTTGCGAAAGATAGAGATGCCGTTCAGTCATTACTTACTGACGCTGAAGCTCTTTCTAATTACGTCGGGAAATGGGAAGACTTATCTGGAGATTACAATCCGGGGGTTTCAGTTTTTCATAGAGGCTCCTTTTGGTTATTACTGTCTGAGGTTGGCTCCATAGAAAATAATGAACCTAGCCTTGAGTCCGGGCTATGGAGAATATTGACTAATGGGTTAAAATCTCAGGTCGAAGAAAAGCTAAAAAGCAACGCCGCATTCTACGCTGACTTTACGCAAGACTATGCGCTTGTACCAACGGGCTTGAGCAAGGTCGCTAGTGGCGTGGCTGCGGCTATTACAATGACAAATCCTGATGGCATTACAGGCATTGGTCCAGATGGCAAGATTTACGATTCAGGCGTTGGTAATGCGCCGATTGTTTATGATGGGAATGGCGTTTGTCAAGGATTGCAGGTTGCTCCTAGTAGTACGAATTTGTTTAATTATTCAGAAGATTTGACAGACTCTTCTTGGGTTAAGATAGGGTCTTCATTAGCTTCCATATCAGGGTTAGACTCGCCCATCGTTAGAAGTGGCACTGCCATAAAATTCGGTAGGGTAGAAGCTGGTGCAACAGGAACAGAAGCTGTTGCCATATCTAAGTCAGTGAATACAGGAGATACAGGCACAGTCAGTGTTGTTTTTAAACCAGACGAAGCGACTAGCGTATTCTTTCGTTTGAGTGCAGCTAAAGAAGTGCGTGTAAATATCAACCCAATAACAGGTGGTATAAATTCAAATAATTTTAATGGTTACACGCATATTGAACCATTGTCTGATGGCGCTTACAGACTATCAGTGACGGATAGCGGTTTAGGCACTAACTCATTCCCTGTTCAGATTTGGCTCTCTAAAATTGATACCATATCGACAGGCGGGGAAAACTGGACGCAAGGCGAAGGCGGTTATTTAACTGGGTTTATGGCTAACAGTGGTGACTTAATGCCTTACATACCAACTGAAAATAGTCAGGTGGCAGTTACGCAGGTCGAAGCAGATAAGTCAGAGCTAACATTCAACCCCGATTACGGGTATGTATTCCTGCACTATTTCGCTAACACAAATAAAATCTTGACGTTCACTTTCTCTGTTGGAAACAGCGACAATACAATCGACAACGGAATCACTCTCTACACCCGCGGCGACACATTGCAGGCTTTTCTTGCGTCGGATGTTGGCAGTTCTGATTCAGCAGTTTCTGGATCACATAACGCAAGCGCGAACGAAGAGATAAAAGCTTTAATAAGATACGACGTAGTAAATAGTGAGTTTGTGTTGTTTGCTAACGGTGTTAAAGGCAATGCGGCAACTATCAACACACCAACAGATTGGTACAGCGCAGCTAGAACATTGAATCTAGGGAAGCGTTATAGGCAAACGGACAGTGTTGACGGAAAACTGCAATTTAAAGAAGTTTCGGTTAATCCCGATAGGGTATCAGACACCCAAGCCATCGCCCTAACAACTTTGGAGCAATAACATGGAATACTCAATAATCGGCAAAATGTACGAAACGCCGCCCACTTTTGATGATAATGGCAATATCACAAACAAACCAACGTATCAGTCAGGTTTTCACGTCAACGCCCGTGGTGAAGTGCCGACTGAGTGGGAGCAATACGAAATCGAAGCGCCTGCAACGCCTTTGAGAATTTATCAAGGTGGCGGTACACGATTCTTTGTGTTTCCTGACCAAAGCACGTTTGAAGCGAGTCTGCCCGATGAAAGCTCTCTACCTTGAGCGAGACCCAAGCGACACACAGACAGGCGGCATTTTAACGATGCCGTCTGGTCGTGTACTGCAATCGCTTGAATGCCCGTGGAAGAATAACGAGCCGTTTGAGAGTTGTATTCCTGACGGCGTTTATCGCATCGACCCGTGGCAATCACCGACGCATGGCGAGTGTTACATTATATCGGGCGGCACGGTTGGCAAGACTGAGGGGGTACGGACGTATTGCCTCTTTCACGCCGCTAACAAGGTGAGTCAGTTACAAGGTTGCATAGCTTTGGGGTTGTCATGGAATGGTCAAAACTTGCGCGATTCAGGTGCAGCGATTAAACTGTTCTTACGTGAGCTAAACGGTGAATCCGCTATGCTCTTTATTTCTGGTTTAGATGAATGGGGTTAACATGACAGCACTAGCATTCGTATTGGCGGTGATTTTCGTAGCGCTAAACATCCGCGACATCACGCTGACCAATGAGCTAATCGAAAAAGGCCACACAGAGGCCAATCCCGTCGCCCGAAAGGCGATGGAATGGTTCGACAACTGGTGGCCGATTATAAAGCTGCCAGCGGTAGTTGGCGTGTTTTATTTAGCTTATCATGGCGTATGGTGGGCTAATCTTGCGCTTGTCGCGCTTTATGTTTGGGTGGTATTGCACAACCTGAAAATAGCGCGAGGTTGATATGAGTATTTTGTCTGCCATCGGCGGTTTTTTCGGCTCAATGTTTTCATCGGGCAAGTTGCAAGATACAGCTATTGATGGAATCCGCAAACTTGGCGGACTCGACCAGATGACGGACCAGCAAAAGTCCGATTGGTTGTTAAGGTACATCGATAAGACCAAACATCAAAGTATCATGCGGCGGTTTATTGCGTTTGCTTTTACTGTTGGCTTTATGGTGTTTACAGGAACATGGTTGATATGCACGATACTGTTCCGTGTCGGCATGGGTTTAGGCTGGTCGCCTGCGCTGATGGGGCAGCTTGATATGCTGGCGGATGACGTATTCGCCATGACCAAAGAGATATTGCTTTACCCGATGAATATCGTCATCGGATTTTACTTTGCAGTTGACATGATTAAGCGCAAAGGGTAACCTGTACTTGTTTTCATGCTCTCTCCAAGCGTTTGCCCGCCCTAATCGGCGGGCTTTTTTATGCAAACTCCGCTATGGCTTTCTCGATTCGCACCATTTCACGATATGCCTTTTTGGTTAGCTCATATATGCCACGGCTAACCTGTCGCAAAAGGCCGCAGCGTGCCATGCTTTGCACGTACATCGAATAGCAATCATCCTTTGTTGCGCGTATCTCTTTTGGCGTAAAATGCTCCGCACCGCTTGCGTCAAGGTGAAAGCATGTAATGATGTAGTCGAGGCGCACGTTGCTTTTATTGCTCATCGTCACCATCCCTATGCCACGCATCAATGAGCGCATACACGACACACACAACGCCGATAAAGCCAAGCGACATCATTAAGCTAAATCTTACGCCTTCCATCAATCATCCTCCGGCATCGGGTCGCCATTTACCATGTGCGCAGCGGCTAGGTTGCAGTCGCGCACGTCTTTATGCGACAACAGCCCGCCATGCTCAAGATGAGCGCCGTCTGTGGTTAATGTGGTCAATCGGTCGCGGTTGTTTTGGCAGTACGTTAATGCGTTGTTTACAGCTAATATCCAGTCGATAGGCTTCATTGTTCTAGCTCCTTTAAGTGTTTCTCGTATTCGGCTTGTTGGCGTCGTTGCGCTATGCGCTTGGCTTTTGCTTTGTTCTCTGCGTTTACCTCGCGCTCTGCACGTTTCAGCATATCCATAAAATCAGCTGCGTTCATTCTAGTTCCTCCAATACACCTTCCAAGTGCGCTAAGTTTAATTCTAAGTTGTTGGTCATGTAGTCCTGCAATTCACCGTCCACTGTTGCTTTTGACACCACGTTAGCGGAATCGATGACAGATTCTACGGCCAGCGACAAGTTTAGCGCGTCAACTGAGTTTAGCTTGTTCAGCGTAAGCGCTAACATTGCTTCTGATAGTTTGTTCATCGCGCACCTGCCAGTACGTACCAAAACGCCAATGACAAGACGAAGAACACCCCTATCCAAATCCAAGTATCTTTTTTCATGCTATTTCTCCCAATAGTTGCTCAATTTTAATCGCTTCGTCGTAAAAAGATTGTGTGATGTTGTAATGGCCTACCTTCTCGGTGCGCTCAATCATGCCAGCGCGTACCCAGCGCTTAATCATGTTGGTTCGGTTATTCGGCTCGACTGGCACTTCACAATGTCGGAACGCGTCTTTGTTTTTGGCGATTGTCGCCAGTGTTTTGAAGTCATTGTGTTGCATTACATCCCCCGTCGATACATTTCATGGTTTAACGCCGCTTCGTCAATGTCGTCTTTGAACGCCTTAAAACAAAGCTCGTTGTCGTTATCGCCAATGACAAATCCGTACAGGTCATCGGCTGTTAAATCGTCGTACGATTCGGCTAGGCGCTCGCAATCGTCATACGTTGCATCCTCAATCATTGCGAGATAATCAATCATTGTCCAACTCCTCCAATGCTTCTTCAATTTTTGCAATCGCGCCAATGGTCGGGTTAAGATTCACGCCGTTGCGGATTGACCGCACTGTATTAACGTGAATGCCTGACTTGTTGGCGATGTCGGTCGAGCGGTGCGCTTGCATCCGCTCCCGTAAATCTTCTAGGGTTTTGATTAGTGTGTGCATTGTATCGCTCCCAAACGCTTGCCAAGTGATTCCAGCGCCCGTTGCGCTGGGGTTGAGTAGTCTTCTCGACCTAAATAAACAGTAGTCACATCATCTTTTTCTGCCAATGCCCACCGACCTAATTCTAGCGGCTCGAATAGTCGCATTCTAATTTTACTGTTTAGCGTGGCGCTGACAGAGTTAGCAATATAGTTTGGAACATCCTTTTCATCGCTAACAAAAGCGCAGTGGCTACCGCTTGGCATTCTTACAAAAAAGTAAAGCGGGCTACCGTCTTCTCTTCGGCAAGTTACTTCTGCTGTAAAGTTACCGCTCAATACTTCCTTACGCATTCTGTTAAGTCGGTCGATACCATGCTGGGTTAGTTGTAGTTCGCTCATCGCTCTCTCCATTTCGTTGTTGACGATGTAAAGATAGCAACAATGTATTGTTGGTGTAAAGGTGTTTTTAGCTGGTCGGATGAGTTGCGCAAATTAGTCACGTTGGCAATTGAAACCGTGCATAAAGTCGATTTAATTGTTACAAAACAGGGAGGAAGGCCGCAAATAATGCGGCTAAACAGATTTATGCAATCGATGCAGGTTATGTACACAATGCGCATAAATCTGTACATAACTGCATACATGTGTATATAAAGTGCGGTTTTGTTTACATATTAGAACAGCATATCAAAGCTGGACGTTATGCGCCCGACCTCGCCGTATTCTTTGTGGTAGGTGATTAAGTCGGTCGAGCGTTGCGAGTGGTAGCCGCCGTAGCTGGCGTGTGAATCCCTAGCGGCCAACGTGCGGTGCATCTCAACTACCGCCTTGCCAACCTCTTTAATCTCCTTGTGGTGGTAGTGTCCCATGTGGATATAGGTGCGCACTGTGTCGCCCATTAAGTGCCTAAACTCATCAGCAAATAGCGCTGGAAGTTTATCAAACTTGACCTTATGCCCGTGGTGAAAACCAATAACTGACTTGCCAAACTTAAACGCATAAAATGGCAATTCATTTTCGACAAACTCAACTCGCGGCTCATCGCGGTAAAGACGCACAAACATTTTACGCAACCAGAGCGCGGAATACAGGTCATGATTACCTTGTGCTATAACGACAATAACCTTCTCATGCGTCCGTAAAGCCTCTGTAATGAGATAATCCATACACTCAATAGATAGGTCTATCATCTGTGCTGGCGTGCCGTCTTGGTCGAGCAGATGCCCGCTGGTTGGCGTTGTTGCGGTCACATCCAAGAGCTTTTGCTGTTCCTGCGTAATTAAATTTATTCTCAATGAAAGACTCGACAAGCTCATGCTTTCCGATATTCTTTGATGCAGACATAAAAATCCTTAGCGATAGTGGTTGCTATCGCTATGGTAAACTATTTATTCATCGCGCGCCAACTGCTGCGCCCTCAAAGAAGAATCGACAATATCCTGCAAGTCCTGCGCTTGGTCTTTGTGTCCGCGTAAGCCACAGCATAGCGCTTTCTTGATTAGGTGCTGTAACGCTGGGTCTGTGACGTTAAACGCCTTTAGAACGTCGTACACGTCAACCTGCTGACCTTTTAGGGTGCGGGTGTATTTACTCATCGTCTTTCCTCCCTCTCAAACCAACCACACCGCACAATAACAGTATCGCGTTTGCGCTCGATTGGTTTCATTGTGTGAAAAGGCAACATTGAGCAGTCGCCGTGTCTGTGTCTGCATACGCGGCACATGCCGCCTTTGGGCTGGTAGTGGACATTACTCATCATAATCCCCTCTTTTCCGTGAATCCGATTGCCACTTAATATCCAAGTGGCTACCTAGTTCGATGTAGCATATTTCGCGCATCGTCCATTTCTTCTTTACCCATTGCGATAACATCCTCAATGGTTAAACTAACTCTGTTTGTTGGTGCGTAATCGCCTCGATACGGCATCGGCTCGTGCCATTCCTTTTTGCCCCTATGGTCAACATAGAAGAACAGATTGCTACCCCATTGCCATGACATAAAAGCCTGCTTAACAAAATCGCGGTTTTCAATACACCATTCGGCTATCAATTCCCATGAGTTGAAGTCATCGAAACGTATCGTCTGCATCGGGCGCAATAAATCCATATCCTGCCATGATACAGATTTTACATCTACCAGAGCCTTTCCCGCTGGAATATCTTTCATTTTATCACCTCGCTATGGTTGAGATAACGCCGCCAGTGGGTGCGCCAGCTGGCATCAACCCATGCTGGCGCAGAGCTGTAAGCCTTTGATTTTCTCACTCGCTTATTTAGCACCTCCGACCCTCCGCATTATCAAAAATCCCGTATTGACGTTAGTGCCTGACTCTCTAAAACTACCAATCGGCAAATCATGCCACTCACCTTTTAACAGCTTGTGCTCATACCAAGCGTTGGCTGGCAGTATTGAAACAAGCGCTCCGCTTTCTTTCAGAAACTTCTTGGCGTGATTAATGTGCTTGACATAATGCTTACCGTAAAACGGAGGGTTCATTATTACAAAATCAAATTCTGGCGTTGGCGACATTTCTAAAAAGTTAGACACATGAACAGCGTGACCTTTCGCTTTTGCTTGTGAAGCTCTTGATTTATCAAACTCAACACCAACACATTTAGCGCCCATGCGGTTTAGCTCGTCCATAATTGCGCCATCGCCACAGCTAGGCTCTAATACAGTTGCGCCATTAGGAATATGCACTGATGATAAAACATGCTCTACAACCGCTTTTGGCGTGCGGTAAAATTGCAAGTCCTTCGCCACTTCTGTACTTTGTGGACGCTCTCCTTGTTCGTATGCGTCAGGTAGCACATTGCCGTAAAACTCATGCAACGCCTCGCTAACAATCCGAAGTGAGTTTTTGTCAAAGTAAACATGCGCGTTACCGTTTTGGAATGTTCGGATTGATAGACCTAAGCGCGGCAAATCAAAGTCCTCAGAGCGTAACTTGCTTTGATATATCAGGCCTTTCTCATCCTGTGTTAGCATCGGTGAGCCTGTCACTTGTAAAATAGCTTCGCACATATCTTTTAGGTGGTCGCTACCCCAAGAGCCATATCCGGCGAAGCTTCTAATGATTGCTCGCTTGGGCAGCCCCTTGACCCCGAAACCAAAGTTTGAGTGTGACTTGTAGAATTTATCAAGCTTACAAAACGCCTCCGCCAAACCTTTCAGTATGTAGTAACGTGGGCTCTCCCAATACTTGCCAAAGCTAGCCTGTAAATTCTCAAGTGTCAGCGGCGCTGGATGCGTAAGCGATTGCTCAAACTTGCGCTTATCGTCTGCGCTAAATACATTATCAAGCCCAAGACGGTGATATATCGACTTCCATGCACTTGCTAGCAATATGCGCTGTCCGTTAGCTTCTGATAAGTAGTTCTTTTTTATGAATGAGTCACCAGTAAAACCACCAATCACTTGAACGGCAGAGTCAATGTCTCGCTCCGCTTGTTCAAATGACTTCATGGCATCGGCTAGATGCTCCGACTTGTGGCGGTATTCCTCGATGACCTCTTTAATACTAGTCGGGCATGATAGTTGATTATTCAATGTCGCCCTCCTTAACAAAAACCCCGTCAACCATACGCCCGCGACGGTCTTTAATGTCGTCGTATGCGGTCTGTAAGCACTGCTCAAGTGTTAAACCGTTGCGCTCTGCTATGTTGATAAGCACAACGTAAATATCGCCGATGTCGTCCGATACGTCGCGCTGTTTCCCAATATTGTCGCCAAGCTCACCGACCTCGCTAACCAGCTTGCAAAACTGTGACTTATCATCGCTTCCGTCAATCAAGTTGCGGTCATGATGCCATTGGCGGATTTTTTCGAGTGTGTTCATGCTGTCAGTCCTCATGTTGTTCAAAATCTAAGCCTAACACAAAGGCCAGGCTTAGGTGGTCTGACCAGTTAGCCCGACTCTCCAAACTCAAATCGAGCAGAGCGGGCAGAAACGGCGGCATTGTAAATTTGCGAACAGCCAAACATTCCAAATGGTTCACCCTCGTCAATAAACCCATTTTTAAAATTGGAGGGGTGCAGCTTTCCGTATTTCTGCTGATAATACTCAGTGTCCCATTCCAGTGCCCAAGCGACCATTTCGTGTTCCGCCAATGCGCTTTCGTGCCCTGTCTTTTCAATAAAGAACTCGACCAGACTTTGCATCTTCCAATGACGCTCAATATCCCTCATACCAATGCCCCGGTAAACACGTATGCCGGGCATCCCTTTGCACTGCAGTATGTCGTCTGGATTTGGTATCTGACATAGCTCCACAACTGGAAAGTCCGTATAAGAGGACAGCGCAAATGCCTTATTACGCTCTTTTTCGCTCAGTTTTTGCGCTTTAACCTCGATCCAAAGGTTTAGGCTCGGCAAATAGAAATCAGGCAAATAGCGCCCAGCTTCGCCAAGCTCAAACCCTTCAGGCTCATATTGCCAATCGAGATTTAGTCTGTCGAAAAACACCGCCCAACGCGCCTCCAAGCGGCTGCGAAATCGGTGTCCTGCATATTGAGTTTCAATCGCTTTCATATTAAGTCCTTAGTGCATTTAACAAGTCGTCTTGTGTTTTAGCCTTATTGTGTATCGCCGCCAAGACCTTATCGTCGATACAGCCAGAAGTAACTATGTGGATAACCCGCACAGGCTTTGTTTGACCTTGTCGATGAAGCCTTCCGTTAAACTGCTGGTAAAGCTCCAGCGACCAATTAAGCCCGAACCAAACAATCAGACTACCCCCGTGCTGCAGGTTAATGCCGTGGCCGGCACTTGCCGGGTGAGCCAAAAGCAAGTCTATTTCCCCTCGATTCCAACGCTCGATGGTTTCTTCGCTTTTATCCAATACAACTGCGTTTTGGAATCGGTCGCGCAGTCGGGCAAGGTCTGACTTAAAGTTATAAGCAACCAACATGGGTTCGTTGTTCGCTTCGACCAATTCTTCCAGAGCATCCAGCTTCTCGTCGTGAAGTGCTGTAAAGTTTCCGTGCTCATTGGTGTATATTGCACCATTGCAAAACTGCAGTAGTTTGCCCGCAAGTGTCGCCGCATTGAGCGCAGTGACTTCCTCGTCTTCAATCTCGATCAGGAACTCGCGTTCAAGCTCATCATAAGTCTTTTTAAGTTTTGGTTTTAGCTCGACTTCGACCGATGTGTCCACACGGTCAGGGAGTTGCAAATAGTCTTCGGCGCGCATTGTCATCACAATGTCACCAATCAGCCCGTGAATTATGTCCTCAGAGCCTTTGCGCGGCTCCCACTTATAGCCCATGTAGTCAGATTCAAAGAATCGGTTTTTATAGGCTGTCATGGTGCGCCCGAGCCTTTCGCCGCCGTCCATCAATGCAATTTGCGCCCATAGGTCAAGTAGTCCGTTGCTTGATGGTGTGGCTGTCAGCTCGACAAGGCGGTCAATTTTGTCGCGCACTTTTCGCAATGCTTTGAAGCGTTGCGATTTACTCGACTTAAAGCTACTGGCTTCGTCGATAGCAACCATATCGAATGGCCATTTGCGTTTGTAAAATTCAACTAGCCATTTGACGTTCTCGCGGTTTATGACGTACACGTCTGCAGTTTCGTGCAATGCCGCTATACGCTGGCGCTCCGATCCAACCACAACGGAAACGCGTAAATGCTGGAGGTGTCCCCATTTCTGTGCTTCTTGCTTCCATACGCTTTTTGCAACACGAAGCGGCGCGACTATTAGCGCTTTTTCGACAACCAACCCGTCCAATAGATCTGATATTGCGGTCAGCGTTGTGGTGGTTTTACCAAGCCCCATGTCAAGCCATAGTGCGCAGCGGGGTACATCATGGATAAACTGGACGCCGCGCTCTTGGTATTCGTGTAGGTTATCCCGGGAAAGCATCAACGGCCTCCATTGTGTCGATCACTCGAACATCGCAACCAAGTTGGCGGCGCTCCCTGTGGTCTTTAGCCTGCAGTTTGGTTGGCTTTTCTCCGGGCGCTTTTAGCTCAACGAAAATCACGACGCCACCGGGGAGGCTTACAATCCGGTCGGGCACTGCTCGACGTGCAGGGCTTGTAAACTTCTCGCATTTTCCACCTATCTGCTTTACCCGGGCAACCAGCGCTTTTTCAATATCACGCTCCCTCATAGCCAACGCCCTCCAATATGCTTTTCGTTTCTCCGATGTACCAGTCATAGTCAACGTCACCCGGGAACCTCTCGGGCAAATCCATCAGCGGCATAGCGCCGTCTGACCGGGGAACCTTATTTCCGTTTTTGGCATAAACAATCGGTGTTTCGTTTTCCCTTGAGTAGTACCAACGAACGGCCTTCCCTAAAAGCCGACCTTCTTTAGTTGCCCCACCGTTGACCTGTCGTATGGTGCAAAACTGAGTTATATCACCGCACCCCTTTATTGTTCGCTCAATATCTGCGCCGTTACTGAGAAAGTCGACCACCGCCTTAACGCAAATGCCGTTGGCTGGGTTTTTCATAAGCCCCGGGTTGGCGTATGCCCCTTTCCCTTTATATGAGCCATCAGGCTTTATTGCTATGTAGTTGTTTACATCCCGGGAATACAGCGCCGAATACTCGTTTTCTTCCAGCGTGTAACCTGTGTCAAGCTCCCACCCCATTTCGATTGCTCGGACTTCGTTCATGCGTTCTCGCTGGTATTTAAGAACGATACCGTCTGTGTTGGCACTGACAACAGAAACGCCGTTTTGCTCCATTCTTTCGATCAACATCAAAAGCGCCAGTTGACCTGACAAGGTCGTTTGTATCATTAGGTCAGGCGCATAGAGCAGCGACCACTTCGACCCCAGCTTTCCGAATGAGCCGTTGATTGTGATTTTAAGGCTGTCAGAAGTCACCTTATCCCCTGACTTTTTTGCGGCAAGGCGCGTCTGTACAATGTCATCGTATATATCCAAGAACGGCCGACCGAGATGTTTCGGGTATAGTGACTGCCCGAGTATGATGTTCGGGTAATAGCTGGCAACGTCTGCGTCCTCAATTATCTCTCCTTCCCGGGCGACGTGCGCTGTTTGTTTTTCTGAGCTGTGAAGTCCGCCGATTCCCATGCGGTACTTTCCAGAGCCAATCTCGATGACACGACTGGCTAACTCTTTCGGCATTTTAACCTGACCGTTGTCACCAACAACAAAGTCCGCATTTAGAACGTCATCGAGCACCGACCGTAGTTGCTTGGTTTCGTATTCGATGAAATCCGGACGCTTGTACTTGAACTTTGTACCCGGCGGAATGGTTGGTCGCTTGTATTTCTTACCTGTCTTTTTGCTCAACTCCAACTTTATCACCGCTTCGGCAATTTGAGCGTCTGACTTAGCGCGCAAGTCGATACGATATTTGTCGCTCATCTTTTCACGCAGAGCAATCTGCTTTTCGAGCGCTTGCATAAGCAAAAGCGTGTTGTCGACATCGTTGCGACAATAGCGCAGCAGTTCTGCGCGTGCTTCGTCGTCAATGGTTGCGTCTGGTTCAATCGGTAAATCTTGCATCTTTGGTGCATGAACTCGCCCCGCGTATATCTTTAGACTGGCTTTGCCCGGGGCAACTTCTATGATGTCAATGTGATCCCAAACTTTCGACACCTCAATGCCCCAATCGCGGCAAACAGCCCAGCCCGGTTGACCGGACAATATCAGATCGTCAGAAAGTTGCTTTAACTCTTCGTTGCTCGCACCGTTGCAGGCTGCAGTTATCATTGGCAGGTCATAGCTGTTGGAGTTGAAGCCAACAGTTGTCCTCTTTTGCATGACCGCACGAACACGGTCAGAAGGAAATTCGCTGTCGTTATACTTCTCGAAATTGACAAGTTTTTGACCGCCCTCGTCCATGACAGTCAAAAGAAAATAGTTTTTATAACACTCTGTATCTAAGATAATTCGCATAGGGGGTAGCCCTTAAAAGAGGAAAGCCGCCCGAAGGCGGCAGGTAGGTTTAAATGTCGTCGTCCAAGTCGTCAAATTCGTCATCAACGTCAATGTTACCCGCGCCGAATGACTCACCATCTTTATAGAATTGGACGCCAAGCAAGTTGCCTAGAACCTGCTTACCGCCTTTCGGATGGTCGCTGTACCAAAGGTCGACTACCGCGTTGACGTAACAACCCGCATAGGGCTTGTCGTCTTCTTCAACAAGCGGCGTTTTGTCGCGGTCAATAACAGTTGGTCGACGTAGAGTACCTGCTTTAAAAGCCATGTGTCCGGCGTAGCCGTCATAGTCTTTTTCGTCACCGTCAATGAAACAGGTGCGTTTAATTGACTTCGGAACTTTACCTTTTCCAAACTTATCTTCTAAGAAAGCATCAATCACCGAATCGACTTGCTCGATGATGTCAGACTGGGTTTCTTTGTTGATAAGGAACGTGGCTTCAAACTTGGTTTCTTCGCCCTGAAAGACTGCTTTTTTGAACAGAGAAGGGAAAGAAAGACGAACACTTTTGAACTTCATTTTTGTATCAGACATTGTTTGTATCCTTTAAAGTTTTGGGTTTCAGCCGTTAGGCTATGTTTAGCTTAGTTCAACATTAAAACGCTGTCAAGCGATATTCTCAAAATCTTTTGAAAAGTCACCGATTGCAGGTCGTTTGTCGTCCTCAGGTGCAAGTGTCGGCTTGCCTCTTGGTTTTTCAACCAGCTCGGACAACTGCTCTTTGCCTTTCTTGCCTACCAGCTTTTCGGCTTTTGCCGGGGACAGGAACATACGCTCAAAGAGTGATTCGTTGTCATACTGCTCGGACAACACCTTGACGGCAATGGCCTCATCGCGCCAGCGGCGGATGCTTCGACCCTCAACCAGCTTATATCCCGGTAGCTTGCCGTTCTCTGCCAACTGCATTGCGTGTTTTTCGACGGCTGACAAATAGCCTTCAATTAACTTTTTGTTGTCAAGTACAGACTTGAGCCTATCGACTGGCAGTGCGTCCGGGTTTTCTGCTGCGTCCAAGTCGTCGAACTCTGCACCGATAACTTTTTGGGTGTGTTCAAACAACGCGGGACAGGTGGCTTTCGCCTTACACCATTGGCACTGCACTTCGCCGGGACTACGCGGAGCATCAGCGCTCAATGCAAGTTTTGCCTGTTCGCTAACCCACTCTCCCCAAGTCAATAACTCGTCAATAGTTGCTTCCGCTTCGCTGACATTGTTACGGCGAGGCTGATAGATGCACATGACAACATTTTCAATGTCGACCACCCAGTCAAACTCAGCTATTGCTCCCAAAGCGTAAAGCTTTAGCTGGCTGTTATTGTCGGCTGACACCTCTATGCCTTTTCCGTATTTGAGGTCTATCACATAGAGCGTAGTGCCTTTTATTGCGACAATGTCAGACGTACCGAAGCCCTCTGGTATCCAACGTGTCATGTCGAGCCGTTGCTCGGCTTCAAAGTGGTCGGCACCAGCCACCATTGTGCGAACATAACTGATGTAACCATTGACGTGCTGTACCATTTCGTCGTCTATGACGCCGCCGTCAAGCTCTTTGCCCAAATAGTCATCGGCAAAGCAATCGTTGGTGAAGCACAGCTCGGCTAGGTCGTGCGCCCGTGTTCCTTCTAGTGCATGAATACCACCTGAGTCTGTAAAGCCTTCTTCCGCCTTTACGCTACCCGGGCAATTTAGCCAGCGGTGTGATCCGCTGGCTGACAGTTTTGCGTGAGCGCTCATAGTTCACCCCGCTCAATGCGAGTGTAGGCTTCGTCGACTTTATCGTCAGGCACTTCCGACGTCTTCGATACACCGTAAGTTTCTTTGAGGAATTCTTTAAGCGTTTCTTTAAACTTACGGTTTTCTTTAACCTTAGCCATGCACAAGCGCTTAAGGTCGTCGGCTGTGTGTGAAGGTTCAGTCGACACGGGTTCGTTTGGCGCGGTTTTGGTCGGCGCAGCTTCGACCGGCTCTGTCGGCTTTGCCGTTGCCTGCAGCCGATCAATGTCGGCTTCTAGGATGGTTTTTGTTAGCGTGTTTACAGCCTTTGTAAGTTCTGCAATTTGACTTTCTAATGACATTTTCTTGATTCCTTATTAGGTTTAGGTTTATACTCTGTTGAGCATTGATAAACATACACCACACAAAAGAGGTCGTCAAGCATGATCGAAGAAATAATCGAGTGGTTCGGTTCAAAGTCCAAGATGGCAAAGCGCCTTGGCGTTGACCGTTCTGCCGTGACCCACTGGCAGTCAAAAGGCAATTTGCCGCCACTAAGAGCCATACAGGTCGAGCGCATGACCGGCGGTAAGTTTCGCGCCGTTGATATAATGGAGGCAGATAATGATGTCGCATAAAGAAGAGCAGAAGGTTGATAACCTGTCTTTTGATAAAGAGATAAACATTGCAACGGCGAACACCAGAGAATCAGCAAAGTGGGCGAATAAGACAACGACCGTTGAGGGCTTTGTCAACAGGCTAGGGAACACTGTTCGCACCACCGAAACGATTGACGAATACATGGCAATGCCAAAGGCAGAGCAAGACGCAATAAAGGACGTCGGCGGCTTTGTTGCAGGCTCTCTCAAAGGTGGTCGACGTAACAAAGAGAGCGTCGCTAACCGTAGCGCAATGACACTTGACGCAGATTTTGCCGACAAGCATTTTTTAAAGGCTGTCCACCGGGAACTGAGCGACTACAACTACACAATATACAGCACCCACAAGCACACCGAAGCGCGCCCGCGCTATCGCTTGGTGGTCATTGCCGACCGTCCGATGTTACCCGAAGAATATCAGGCGGCAATGCGCAAACTGGCGGACATTGTTGGCATCGACTATTTTGACGACACCACCTATGACGTTAATCGTCTTATGTATTGGCCGTCATCATCCAGCGACGCGCCTTTTTATTTCAAGCACAATGACAAACCTTTTGCGCCTGTGAGTTGGTTGCTTGGGCTGTACGATGGTGACTGGCAGGACGCGGCAAACTGGCCGAAGTCAAGCCGTGAAACACGGGACTTAAAGAAACGATTGGCGAAGCTGGGAGATCCACGAGAAAAGAAAAACCTTGTCGGCGCAGTGTGTCGAGTTTTCGACATTCACAAGGCCATTGAAGAAGAGTTGCAGGACGTTTACCGCCGCGAAAAAGACGACCGCTATACATTTCTTGAAGGCTCGACAACCAACGGCTTGGTCGTTTACGACGATTACCACGCATACAGCAACCACGACACAGACCCTGCAGGTAAACAGACCTGTAATGCCTTTGACTTATTGCGCATTCACAAGTTCGGACACCTTGACGACGAGGCCAAGACCGGGACACCTGTTCATCGTTTGCCGTCGTACACGGCAATGAAAGAATGGGCGCAAGAAAATAAACAGATAAAAGGCGAGCTGGTCAGTCTGCGGATTGACGATGACGCAGACGTAACCGATGACTTTGACGACATTGAAACCGATGGTGCAGAGCCAGCCCAAGACAACTGGATGGCAACTCTGCAGGTCGGGGAAAACGGCGCAATAAAATCCACTTTCCTGAACGCGACGATTATACTCAACAACGATGAGAAAATAAACGGCATACCGATGTTCAACTTGTTCTCTGGTCGTGTTGAGATTGCCCGGACTGGAAAGATGTGGGACAGCGCCCACAGCTACAAAGTGCGCAAGCATATTGGTCGAAAGTACAATGTCGACTTCCCGGAAACGAAAATTGAACAAGCCATTGAAGACCGGGCAAATAAGAACGCTTTCCACCCTGTGCAGGAGTATCTGGAAAGTCTGGAGTGGGACGGGCAACAGCGACTTGCCACACTTTTTATTGATTACTTTAAATGCGACGACAACGCTTACACGCGCGAAGCCGCCAAGTGTTGTCTGGTCGCTGCAGTTAACCGTGTGTTTAACCCCGGTTACAAATTCGACAACGTGCCTGTCATTGGTGGTGCTCAAGGCATCGGGAAGACCACCTTCATTGAAACACTAGCTCGCGGCAAATGGTACGGGGAACTGACCAGTTTTGAGCCGAAGGTTGCCGTTGAAGAAACACAAGGACGACTTATTGTTGAAATAAATGAAATGGGCGCAACCAACAGACATGATTTAGAAATGCAAAAGTCGTTTATTTCCAGCCGTTCAACAACCGTTCGTTTGGCGTATGCCCGACACCCTGTGGAGTATTTCCGCCAGTTCGTTCTGATGGGTACAACCAACCAGAGCGAATATCTCAAGGACAGCACAGGGAACCGCCGCTGGTGGCCTATTGATGCCAACCTACCTTATGGCGAAACCATCGACTTTAGCCGTCTTGAGCGTGAAGTCGACCAAGTATGGGCTGAAGCGTATATGCTTTATCTGATCGAAGATGAACAGACGACACTGTCAAAAGAAGCGCAGAGCATTGCCCGGGAACTTCAAGAGGACAAAAAGGAATCCGACCCGTGGCAAGGCGTTATCGAGTCTTGGCTGCAGCAATCAGCAAATGCAGGGCGCTATGACCCTAACCCTGACTTTGACGCAATCGGCGAAGATGACGAGCGCGAGCGCGTTTGCTGTGCTGAGATATGGGAAGATTGTCTTGGTATGCGCGGACGTGATATGCGCCGCATGGATAGCAACCGCATAGCCGCTATTATGAATAACATGGAAGGCTGGGAACGTGCGGCGAGCGCAATCAAGTTTGGTCGCCGCTTCGGTAAGCAACGGGGTTGGGTTAAACCTGTGCCGTTTTAGACAACAAGAAGACGGACATCGACCTCGCAAAGGTGGACATTAAATCCGTCCTTTGCGAGGTTTTTTTGTGCGTGGAAACTAGGGAAACTAAGAAAACGAACATTTTTAAAAAGTAGCCTTTTAAGAGATTTTGCGGAAACTAACAGGCGTTTTCGGTTAGTTTCCCTAGTTTCCCTAGTTTCCGCAAAACCGGCCTCTGGAAACTAGGGAAACTAACCAAAAAACCTTAGTTCCAATCTTAGTTTCCGCCACAGGGCGCAGAATAAAAGGATTTTAGCCGAATGGGAACTAAGGAAACTAACATTTCTATAAAGTATAGAATTTTAATGTTTAAGGGCGCATATACGCGCGTGAGAGCCTTAGACAGGCTTATTATAAAGATCGGCTAGTTTTTAGTTTCCTTAGTTTCCGCCAACTCATCCGACCACTTACCGCGGGAAAGTTTGCTATGCTAAAACCGAATCAACAAAACTGGAGAAAACACAATGAAAACATTAACGACAATCGCATTAGTTGGCGCGCTAGTCAGCACCCCACTAGCCGCCGAAGAAATCAAAGAGCCTAGTTGTAATGCACAGGCAAGCGTCGCAGAGGCTATTATGAAATCGCGTCAGGTGGGTGTACCACTGGTAAATGTGCTGCGTGTTATTGGTGAGGATAAGTACGCGCAGAAAATGGCTATACGAGCCTACAAGCGCCCGCAATATCCAGAAGGTTATCGCACCAAGCCGATTACAGACTTTCAGAACGATATTTACCTTGAATGTTTGGAATCAATGGACTAGGATTAACAAAGATAGTCATCGAGCAGTTGGAAGGACTGTTGCTCTTTCGCCGTGGTTGGGGTATTGGGAGTACAGCACGGCAAGAAAAAATGTGTGTCGCACCGTACAGGAAACATTACGAACCCGATAGGCGGTGCAATCCTTGAAAGAGGACGTATTGTTTTGCGGCTCAAGCCAATGAAGTTCGGTAGCGGTTATCCTTGCCGCCCCTCGATTAAGCGAGTCTGATTTGGGTAAGGACTTGGGCTGCAAACCAATTCGTTATGCGGATTGAGCAAACTCGGTCGGCGCATTACAACACGCCCGCGGCCTCTTGGTTCATTTACCTACGTCGCGGCTTTCTAGTTGCCCTACAATTTTTCTTACGCTATACTGTCTGCATATTCAAGCGGTGCTTGTAACGATTTAAAGAGGTGAGCCGGTGGCGCGTCCTACAGATTACAACGATGAAGTCCTAGCCAAAGCTGCAGACTATGTCGACAATCACGAGCAATACGGCGACGCTGTGCCAACAGTTGCAGGCATGGCTTGCGAGATTGGAATTGCCAGAAGCACGCTTTATGAGTGGTCGAAAGATGAAGATAAGCCAGAGTTTTCGGACATTTTTACGCGCGTAGCGGAATACCAAGAGCGAAAGTTAATCAACGGTGGTCTTGTCGGGGGCTTCAACCCTGCAGTAACTAAGATGATGTTAACCAAGCACGGCTATTCAGACAAGCAAGACCTAAACCATTCTTCGCAAGACGGAACAATGCAACCATTGGTTGTTGTACTGGACGAGGACGACGAAGAATAGTATAATTTAAAAGGTGGCAGCGGTTTGCAAGCCGTGCCGAGCTAGTCACTCGGTAGCCACCTCCCAAAATGACTACCTTTTGACCGAGGCAATAAACATGAATTACCAAAGAATTTATGACCAGCTAATAAAAAAGCGTCAGGACGAGATACTTAAAAAGCCCACCTATTTTGAAACTCACCACATAAAACCTCGCTGTCTAGGTGGCAGCAACGACAAATCCAATCTAGTAAGATTGACCGCAAGAGAGCACTTCATAGCACACTACCTTCTAGCCAAGATTTACGGGGGTAGACTTTGGACTCCCGTCTATTTTATGTCAAAAAGCGGGACAAATAGTGCCAAAGGATATGCCTCAGAAGGCAGATTGTATGAGGCGGCTAGATTGAGGCATATCGAGTGGATGAGGAAGGATTTTTCAGGAGAAGGAAATCCTTTTTTTGGGATGCGCCATACGCCTGAAACTCTAGCAAAAATCAAGAAAAATAGACCAATAACAAAAGGTGAGGAAAACCCTCTTTTTGGGTACGACTTTGGGGAGCATTTCGGTTGGGTTATATCTATGGTGAGGAATTACAAGCCATTTGATACCGCTATTGACAGGAGCCTGATATCTACAATACACAAAGCTGTTGGGTTTAACTGTTTTTTCGACAAGACTAAAAAGTTGTATTTTAGGAAGCAGACAGAAGAGTTAAAACTGCTAGGCCAGTATTACAGAGGTTTAAATTTAGGAATAAAGCGAAGTCAGTCTGATATCACAGGGAAAAACAACCCCAACTACGGAAACGACAAGGTAAAAGGCGATGCAAACGGCAGGTATAGACCAGAGGTTTACTTATGGAAACATAAGTATGAAAAAGACAAGTGGTTAGAATGTACCTGTTATGAGGCTTATACAGAGCATGGAATGTCAAAGTCAGGAGTCATTGAGTGCGTAAATCTGAGCAGGAGCGGCACTAGAAAATGGATATTTATGGGTTATGCAGACAAATCTAAAGAGCCAAAAGAGGTTTCTGAATTCATAAAGCAAAGGGAAGAGCAAAGAAAACCTGTTAAATGCCCACATTGCGGCAAACTAGGAAGACCAACTTCAAACGGAATGGTAAGATATCATTTTGACAGGTGCAAGAAGAGGCCAGCATGAGCAAGGTTAAGCTGACAAAACCACAAACAAGAGTCTGGAAATCCCCCGCCAGATTCAAGATTGTGTCTGCAGGTCGCCGCTTTGGCAAGTCTTACCTTGCGCTCACGTGGCTTGTTCATAACGCAATGACAAAAGGCGGCTTGCACTACTATGTTGCGCCGTCTTACGTTATGGCCAAGCAAATCGCGTGGAGGCTACTAAAAGAGCTTTTCATCGAACATATCAAGCACAAGAACGAATCCGATTTATCAGTCGAGTTCGCAAACGGTGCGGTTATTCAGTTAAAGGGTGCGGAGAACAGGGATAGCTTGCGCGGAGTTTCCCTTAGCTCTGTATGTCTTGATGAGGCAAGCTTCATGGCTAGGGAGGTATGGACAGACGTAATCAGGCCAGCGACATCGGACAAGTTAGCGCCAGTAATGTTTATCTCATCGCCTAGCGGTTTTAACTGGTTCAAAGACCTTTACGAGCACGGCAGGAATCAAGATGAACCAGACTGGGAGTCTTTTCAGTTCACTACTGCAGATGGGGGGAATGTAACTAGAGAAGAGATAGAGGCAGCTAGAAGGGAACTTCCTGAGAGAACCTTTAAGCAAGAGTACTTGGCTAGTTTTGAAACCCTATCAAATAGAGTTTATTCGAATTTTGATAGAGATATAAACGTGTCTGCAGACATCGCTACCATCGATAGTGTTTCAGAGTTGCATATCGGTGTCGATTTTAATATCGATCCAATAACCGCTTCCGTTGCCGTAAAAGTATCTGACCAGTTACACATAGTAGATGAACTGTGTATCAGAAACTCAAACACGACCGAGCTATCACAAGAAATTAAGAAGCGATACCCGAACCACAAAATCAGAGCTTACCCAGACCCCAGCGGAAAGGCGCGGAAAACCAGTGCTGCAGGCGGGGTTACTGACTTCACAATACTTGAGCAGCACGGCTTTTTAGTTTTAGCACCAAATAAAGCACCTGCAGTAGCAGACCGTATAAATGAGGTTCAAGCCATGCTGTGCAATACAGACGGCGAGCGCAGATTGTTTATTCATCCGCGCTGCAAAGAGCTGATAAAAGGGCTTGACGGCATGACCTATAAGGAAGGCACAAGTCAGCCTGACAAGTCACTGGGGCTAGACCATATTACCGATGCGCTTGGCTATCAGATACATTCGCTGTTCCCCATTCAGCACAAAACCACCTCCGCCGTTAAGATTGCTTTTTAACTGGTAAGACCAGTAACCGCCAGAATCTGTGTTATAACTGTACGCAGTTAAACAAACGGAGAGGATAAATGAACGTATTATCACTATTCGACGGAATATCATCAGGCCAAGTTGCGCTAGAACGTGCGGGTATCAGCGTTGACAACTACTACGCATCGGAAATAAAGCCGGCAGCCATTAAAGTAACCCAAGCTAATTATCCTGACACAATTCAACTGGGCGACGTTGAGCAGTGGCGTGATTGGGATATAAATTGGTCTAGCATTGACTTGCTAATTGGAGGCAGTCCTTGTCAGGATTTTTCAATCGCGCGAGCTAGTCACGCTAAAAAAGAAATCAGGGAAGCTAAAGGTCTGAAAGGCGATAAGTCAAAGCTTTTTTATATCTATTTGGATATCCTCAATCACATAAAGTCAGTCAATCCTGGCGTTAAGTTTTTCTTAGAAAACGTCAAGATGAGGAAAGAATCACAGGAGCAGTTAAACAGCTACCTTAGCGTAAACGGAAAACATATCTGTTCCTCGCTTATCACGTTCCAAACCCGAGCTAGGATTTACTGGGCTAATTGGCAATTTGAGACTCCTGAAAAACGGTTAAAGTCATTCCAGGACATAAAAGACATCGATCCAGATTACTGCCGAAAATTTAAAATGAATCGGACACCAAGCCGTGAAAGAATGTGGAATAACGGGGCGGTCGTACAACGGTTTCAGCGTGCAGAAATGTTACCTACAGCGACACGATTGGCTGCTTAACGTTAAAGCAAGACCGTTGCCCTAACAGTGGGTTGGTTCAGTGTGAAGATTTTGCAAGATACTTGACCACAAGGGAGCAAGAGTTAGCGCAAACATTCCCAGTGGGATATGTAGAGCCCCACGTAACACGCAATCAGGCTGAAAATCTATTGGGTGACTCATGGACTGTTGATGTTGTGGCGCATATATTCCGAGAGGGGCTAACTGGCCATACCACTTCCACCACAAAACCGTGCTAGGCTTTGGGTGTGTTTAATTGGATGGAGAGGGAATATGGGATTATATAACGAAGTTCAGTTCACTTGCCCGATATGTGGCAATACGCTCACAGACCAGACTAAAAGCGGCAGCTGTTCGATGAAAACTTTTAGCCAGAAATCAGTTCCGATTGCTGATGTTGATGGGCTGTCAGAGCGAATCTACTGCGAATTTTGTGAGACGGCATTTAAGGCGGTAGGCGTTGAGAGGGTTCAGCTAACGCTAGTGGGGGTGGATTATGATTAACATCGAACAAATAAAACAAGTGCTTGATGGTGCGCCGAAAGGGGCGACTCATTATGTAAAAGATGATTACACTTATTACAAAGAAGATGAACGCACAGGCCTTTATCTTTATGACTTAACAGGAAACTGGCTGCCGTATAACAACGGTAGGATTTACGAGCTTACTAGTTCTATTGAAGACCTCCGCACAATCCTAGCCCAGCATGAGGAAATTGAGCGGTTGCGTAATCCGTGGATTAGTGTTGAGGATGAGTTGCCTAAAGAAGGCGGGAAATACATATGTAGTAGTAGCTATGGCATTGTAACCGCCATATTCGCTATATGTGAAGGGTTTCAGGATATTAACACAGGGAATAATGAGGGCATGCAGGATTGGAGCGGCGTTGTATTTGAAGTAACCCACTGGATGCCACTACCACAACCACCAAAGGAGCAGAGCAAATGAGTGATTTAGTTAAAGATTTAAAGATGCTTGCGAAAATGCACCAAGAAGAAGATTTGATAGATATTAGCGAAACTATTGAAATGCAAGCCGCCGACCGAATCGAGCAGTTGGGGCGTGAGAATGAGAGATTAAAAGGCGTCAAGCCTGAATTGCCACCATTTCCACCAAATGGCAGCGGACTGCCTCGTTATGGCATTTCATGGAATGGACAGTATGAACCCATAACAAAGCCTATGGACGATGGATATTGGACTCCGTGGCACTTAGCTGATGAAGTCAAACAAGAGCGCGACGAACTGGCGGCGCATGTTGAGCGGCTACGAGAGGGGTTGAATGACGCAATTGAAGCGCTAGTTTCTGAGACTATGGAGAGTGGATTAGTTGAAGAGAGTGAAATACACGACCTACGCACATTGGAATTGTCTGTACCCCAAACCAGCCTAGCCGAAGTGAGGGTGAAACAGGCGGAGGAAAGTTTTTTTTGAGGGGGTGCTGCCTAGGTGTGAGCATGACAGTTAGAGATGAACTGTTTGACGAATCAGCGGAAGCAAAGAAACACGCCGCCAAAATCCGCGACGGAGGTGAGTGATGAATAAGTTAATCAGGAAGCTGTACAATAAACTCCGATTTGGTGCGGTTTATTTTATCACGAAAGAGGCAATTAACGGTCATATTGCAGAGTATGAAGTTAGACGCAAGAAGGACAATAAACTAGTTGGCTATTTTGCTTATGGTTATTACGACCCATCTCTGCCATACAAGGATAAGGAGCAACAATGACTCTATTCCAAGAAATGGCCGACCGCAACATCAAGTGCGAGATTTGCGAAAGCCCGACGATAGCGATTTACGGCGGCGGCTGGGATAACGACCGTATTGTTTGCAGTGATAGAGAGTGCGGCGCTGAATACACATTCCCGACCACGACTAGCCCGCAAGAAGATTGATTGCTATACTAACCCTATCAACCACGTTAGGGGTTTTATTTTATGAATAAAGAGAAAGTAGGCGGCGGTAGTTACAATATCGGATATGGTGATGGCTGAATGTCCGTCACTTCACTTACAGTTAATCAACCAGCCCTAATCGCCAACGACGCACACGGCGAGCCTGTGGTGATTCCTGCGGCTGAATTGCGTTTCATTGCACGCGGACACCATGACACAACGCCAAGCCAGCAGGAGGCGATGGCGGCTTTTGTATTGCAGGAGATAGAGCGTGGCGACTAACATCAACCTAGACAAAATCCTTAATCACCAAACGTATTTAGCCAGACTAGAAACCCAAGGCTACCAAGCGCACATTGCGCCATCACTCGCACAGACCTTGCGGGACATTCGCCGCTTACTGGCAGAAACGGACTCAATCACAAGCCAGCGCCAACTCCGCGCATTAGAAGCAGAGATACGCCGGGTTATTCGTGACCAAGAGGGTTGGGCGGCGTTACAGGATGACCTAGACAGCCTAGCCGATTATGACAACAGGTTCTTTGCTGAGTTGATAGGCGGTGCGGCTGCTACGAGCGAGCGTGTTAAGCGGTTGGCTGATAATACGATGATGGTCCTCAGAAGTGGCGACAAATTCAATACCGGCCTATGGCCTGACTTTGTGCAAGCGAATCAAGAGTCACAAATGCGCGCCGTGTCGAATGTATTGCGTACAGCCTATGCGGAGGGCTGGACTGCCAGAGAAATGCGCCGTGAAATTAGCCGCCGCTTTGATAGTGAAATAGCCAGAAACGCCGAAACACTGGCACGCACTGCAACTAATCACTACTCGACCATTGGGCGGCGTGCGTTTGCTGCGGCGAATCCTGATGTTGTGACTAGGGAAGTTCCTCTCAGTACGTTTGATTCGCGCACGACTGATATTTGTCTAAGTATATCAGCTCGTTACGGTCAAGAAGGCTGGCCAGTTGGTCAGTCTCCTATAGGCTACCCAAGCTATCATTTTGGGTGTAGGACTCAGATTATTCCAATGGCAGACGGCCAACAGCTAACAGGAACACGCGCTGCCCGTGGTGATTCAGGCAAAACACAACAGGTTCGCGCAAGTACCGAGATTGACAGCTTCGTGAGTCGCCAATCAAAAGACTGGCAAGAGGATTTATTAGGCGTTGAGCGTGCTAGGTTGTTTCGTGAGGGTAAGTTGTCTTTGAGAAACTTAACGGACGCATCATTACGCCCGTTAACGCTTCAAGAGATTGCGCGAAGGGAGGGTATCGACCTATAAGTTTGCAACTGGTCGTACCAGTGTTATACTAGCCTTAATTAACCAACTCAGGGCTTTGGTATGGCGCACGATTACAGCTACAACTCCGCAGACGTTCACCCGCATTACACGGAAACGGTTGAAGCACTTGAAACCGTCCGCGATTGTGTGGAGGGGGCGTGGCGAGTCAAGCGCGAGAAATACAACTACCTACCCCACCCATCGCAAGTTGACACTGAAAGCAAAGAGCAGCAAGCCCGTTACGATATGTACATTAAAGGCGCTGAGTTCGACAACTACCCTGCTTTATCCTTGCGCGCATGGCTAGGCAAGATGCGTGTTAGCAATACAACTACCGACCTACCTGAACGTCTAAACTACCTTATTCAGAACGCAGACGGTGACGGCACGCCTTTACTGTCCGCTCTTGAGTCTTGCACGTCTAATATCTTCCAGACGAAGTACCATGTTCTAGTAGCTGATTATCAAGGCTTGTCGGATATTGACATCAGCCAACTTACCAAAGCAGACGCGGAAGAATTAGCGCCACGCGCAACGATTAAGCAGTACACCCGCGAGGCATTGGTAGACTGGAACTACCGCCGCATAAACGGTGTGATGCAGTTGTCGTATGTCAAGCTGCGCGAAACAGGCTACGAGTTTAATCCTGAAACCAATGTGCGTGACCCGATTGAGTCATTCTTGACTCTGGCGCTGGATGAAGATGGCAATTACTACCAGTATAAAGAGGTTGACGGCAAAGGCGGTGAGCGCGACTACGTGACCATCGGCGGCTCTAACTTGAAATGGCTACCCGTTGAGATTGTTAGTGATGAAGAATTACCCGTTGGTGACCTGCCGCAAGGTATGGGTATGTTATATCCAATATGCGAGTCTGCTCTGTACCGTTACCGTGTATCGGCTGATTACAAAGAGGCCATGCGTTACCTTGTGCCAACCACATTTACGAAAGGTTGGAAACAAGGTGATAAAGATATTTTTGTTGAGGTCAACGGGCGCGAGCAAATGGCATGGGGGCCGGGTTGCGCAAACAACCTACCCAACGAGGTTGAGGTTGACATTAAGAGCGTCAACACAGAGCTGGAAGGCTTTGAGCGATACTTTGAAGATAACAGCAAAAAGGTTAAAGCGCTTGGCGGCGTGTTCAAAGACGGAATGCAGCAGCAACGTACAGCGACCGAGGCTGACATTGATGCAACCGAGCAGAACGCCATGTTGGAATCTATCGCCTCGCAGCTCGAATACGCATGGAAGCGCATGGTCGCTTACTGCGGTATGTTCGAGGGACTGTTTCAGCCTGACGCTGTTGAGGCGGCACTTGACCAAATCGTAATTGACTTACCGCGCGACTTTGCAACGCCTAAGTTATCCGTTGAAGAGGTGCGTGTATTACTGGACGCGAAAACCGAAGGCTTATACACCACCGAGCAAGCCATTAAGATTCTTGAGCAAGGCGGATGGGGTACAGGCGAAGAGATTGAGGTGTGGCTGGCTAATCTTGAGGAAGAAGCGCCAAGCATTAGTTCGATTGCTAATCAGTTGCCGCGACAACAGCAAGATAGTCAATAGTTTGACAACTGGTCTGACCAGTGTAATAATTTACATGAATGCGGTTGTACCGCGAAACCAACGATGATAGGGCTGTGCCATGTCTAAACTAACGAAAGAGCAGTACGAAGATTTACCCGATTACGCGAAAGAGGCGTTTGTGCAGGACGGCGAGGAATATGTACCCGTCAAGGATGCCAAGCTGAAGCAGACTTTGGATGACTTGGACGGTAAGTACAAGAGCGCCGACCAACGAGCCAAAGAGCTGGAAGAGCGACTTAACGGGTATGAGGAAGATAAGAAAAAAGAAATCGAGCAGGCGCGTGCGGAAGCACTGGAAAAAGCTCGAACCAATGGCGACGTAAAAGCTATTGAAGAGCGCTATCAGCAGCAGTTGGCTGATATGAAGAAGCGCAGCGAGGAAAGCGAACACCAGTACAAAGAGCGACTGGAAACGCTTGAGAAACAGATTAAGGCAGATAAGCGCAACAGCATAGTGTCAGACCTGAGCGCAGAGTTGGCGCACGACAAGGCACACAAAGCATTTAAAGCGCTTATCTCAAGTCGAATTGATATTGACCCACACAAACGGGTGAAGCAACTTTTCTGGATGAGAATGGCAGTGCCACCTCATTGGATATGGCAGGGTTTAAAGGTGAAATCGAAAAAGATGATGCCTTTGCCCCGCTTTTAAAGTCTGGAATCGTCACAAGTGGCGGTGGTCAGTCTAAAGGTTCTGGAAGCGGCGGTGCCGTTAAAAAGAAATTTAACGAAATGAACGGCGCAGAGCTGGCAGAGCTACGTAAAAGCAATCCAGCAGAATATGAGCGCCTCAAAGCTGAATTTAACAACAGTTGAGGTAAATGATTATGGCTACTACACGCCTATCCGATGTAATTGATGTCACGGTATTTCGTGACTTAGCACCTGTTAACGGCCCTGAGAAAACCGCGTTTTTCCAGTCGGGCATTATCAACCAAAACGGCTTACTTGACGAATTAGCAAGTGCCGCAGGTAAAACCGCAGAGCTTCCATTCTGGAAAGATTTGGACGGCTCGATTGAGGTTAACTATTCAAACGATAACCCTGCTGATTCTGCCACTCCGCAGAAAGTCGTGCAGGGCGAGCAGATTGCGCGTAAAGCTTTTGTTAACCAAGGCTGGCAGGTTGCTGATTTAGCATCCGAGTTAGCTATGGGGCCAAAAGCAATGGACCATATTCGGGCGCGTACCGATATGTACTTCCAGCGCCAATGGCAGCGTCGCTTAGTTGCAGCCTGCAACGGCGTGTTAGCTGACAACGTGGCAAACGACTCTAGCGATATGGTTAACGACGTATCAATCGCGGACGGTAACAACGCAACCGCTGACAGCCTGTTCTCACGTTCAGCGTTCACCAGTGCTGCGTTCACATCAGGCGACCACTTCGATGACTATTCAGCGATTGCGGTTCACTCTGTTGTGTATAAGCGCATGGTTGACAATGACGACATCGACTTTATCCCTGACTCACAAGGTCAGTTGACTATCCCAACTTACTTGGGTCGTCGCGTTATCCTTGATGATGGCTTGCCAGTTGAAGCAGGCGGCACGTCTGGTTTTGTTTACACGTCTATCCTGTTTGGTGCAGGCGCGTTTGGTTATGGTGTTGGCGCTCCTGATATGCCAGTAGAGCTTGACCGCGCACCAGAGCAAGGCAACGGTGGCGGTATCGAAACCTTATGGTTGCGTAACACTTGGTTGTTGCATCCTTTCGGCTTCCAGAATACCGGCACGCCAGCGGGCGAGAGCTTTACTCTATCTGAGTTGGCTGCTGCTACTTCTTGGGATCGCGTTATCGAAAGAAAAAATGTTCCGTTAAGTTTTCTTAAGACAAACGGATAAGACTAGCGCAATAGTGACACAAGCCCTGCCTGCTATGGGCGGGGCTTTTTTATAAGGAGTGATTTATGCCTACGATGCAAGAAATGTTAGAGACAGCGAACAAGATTGACCAGCGCTTGCGCAATGGTGAAAAACCAGCGCCTAAGCAACCAGTCAAGAAACAGCAGAAGGCGAAAGAAGATGGCAAGTCAAAATCAAAAGAAGAATGATTATGCGCCGCCAAGCTCTTTTTTATATCGCACATGGCGCATTCAACAGCGCCGCCGTGAGCGCAAAGAGCAACCGCAGCCATGAGTAACCCGTACCCAATAGGCGGCAACGGTGGGATTATATCGGACTTGATGACGAGTCCGGCAGAAGGCCAGCGCCGCCTCAAAGTAGAAGAAGGAAGCACTGCGCTTTCTCAAAACAGGGCATTTAGGGTTAGCGAGCCCTTAGAGCTTGACACTGTGTCCGAGCCGTCGGTGATGATTGAGTTCGACGCGCC